TCCTTCAGGTAGAGTTATATCAATTGATCCTGAAATGTTTAATGAACCTGTTATTTGGGTGTTTGTATTAACTTTAAATCCATTATTAGGTGAAATTGATGCTGTAGCTGAACCACTTGCTATTTGAGATAAATTTAATCCTGTAATCCCTGAAGCAGGTATATTAGTTAATCCTGAACCATTACCTTCATAGCTGCCACTAAAGCTTCCACTAAAGGTACCATTCCCACTTTGAGCAAATGAAGCAGTGTCTGCGTAACTTGAGGATACTTCCTTAATTATTTCATGTGAAGCCGAAACTGCGTAAAAGGCATAACTTGAAGTTGTAGCATAACTAGATGATATTATTCCTGTTAATCCACTGCCATTTCCTACAAAACTTCCACTAAAAACTGAACCTGATATTGCAGTTGCTCCTTTAAAATTAACAAATGATCCTGATACTGTTAGAGAACCATCTATTACAGCATCTCCCGTAAAGGGGAAAGCAGATATTGTTGTTCCGCCCCCTGATAATGCTCCTGGACCCGTTGTCGTAAATGTACTTACTGTAGGTTGTGGTTGGGTTTGGGCGTTTTGTAAAATAAATTGTTCGTCAGTAAACTTAATATTAGTTACACTAGAAAATTTAGTTTTGTTGGCTAAAGCTTTATTATAAACATCTGGGATTAAATATCCATTTAAAGTAAGTGTAAAAGTAGTTCTAACTATTCTATTTCCCCCAACTGTTACTTCAGTTTGGTTTTGAAAAGAATCAATAGTGGCTTTAAATTTCCAACGGTTTGGATCTCCCCAATAAGAATCACTTGCAAAGTTAATAGATTCTACTAACTTATTCATGTTTTCAACATACTCAGTCCATATAATACAATCGTATGTTAAAGTAACATAATCAGGTACTACTACTGCGTGATATTCTTTTTCAGGTGACCTGTTGTTTAATATATCAAAATTATCGTATTGATTTCTGCTGTTGTATTTTTTTTCAAAGGTCTGGAATAGATGGGCTTGGTTACCATCTAATTTATTTCCTATATCCCTCCGTTTAGTTACTGTGTTTCTTTTGAACATTATTAGAGGAACCTGTATTTTAGATTCTTTATCTCTATAATAACCATCTCTTTGGACTGTTTTCCAAATTTCGGCACCACCGTAAATTAAGGGAACATCTATTAAAGTTCCATCCTTTACAACTGTGGGTTTGATTACATTATCAAAATAGTAAGGTATTACACTATCATTATCTTTTAAATCAACCTTAATATTCCCTACAGTATCATCATCTCTACGAGTATGATATGTTCTGTCCTTTGTTCTATCCTTATCAGTAGCTTTGGTTCCTTGATAACCTTCTTCACTGTAAGGTTCTTTTAGGGAATCTAAGTTTTTTCTAAGATTATTAGGTATGGGGGATATGGGTAATCTTCTATCCATTTCTAGTATTTTCTATATTTACTGCTTCTCTTCTCATCATGTGAGTTTTGAGTATAATACTGTAACTATCACCAAATTGGTCTACTTCTGTGTTGTAACTATAATCTGGGTTTTTTCCTAAAATATATTGATTTTCAATTAATTCATCTACTTCAAAATAATTATTTGTAAATAGAATTACATCCCCTATTTGTGGATATACTTTTTGTTCTTTTAGAAGTTCTTTTAAGAATCTAAAATCAATATTTTGGTTTCTATCTATACCAAAGGCATCTGCTGCTGAGGTTTGGTCAGCTTTACTAATTAAGCAGGGAACTAATACGGGAGAATTATATTGTTTTGCTAACGATTCATTGTAAATGTTAGTTTTTGTAGAGGAAAGATTAAGTACATAGTACCCAATCTCCGTTTGGATTATGTCTTTTATTACTTCCTTATTAAAACTTTTAAAAAGGTTTATGTCTCTCTGTCGTCCGTATAATGCCATATTCTTACTTTACATAAATCACCATAGGTACATTGTTTAGTATCTTTTGTTGATTATCTTCAATGCTTGCTCTCTTTTCTATTTGTTTTTGCCTTCCTAACTTATCAAACATTTCTTGTAACGTAGTTATTAATTTTTCCTTCTCTGTTCGAGCATCTGATAATAAATCAGGGGCATTTAAATTTACTGTATCTCCAGGAAGGGGAACTGAATTATTGTATTTTCCTCTAATATATCCTAACATTTCTTTAGCTAAAGCTACAGAGTAATCAAATATCCACTTTCTCCAAGGAGAACTAATAGTACTATAATCTATAGTAGCATATGGTACGTTAGATGCGTTTGTTATTAAATCTGTACTTCCACTATGTAGAGGAGCTATTGGGTTTGCTCTGTCTTTTTCTACTATATAATCGAAAAATAATATGATAGGTCTTGTAGGGATTGGAAATAAACATAAAGTATTATTTTCCATTTTAAACGAGTATTGAGATTTTCTTATTTGGTCGTTAAATTCAATAGCTTGCATTTTCAGAACATCATAATTAATGGGCATTAATAAAAAGTTAATACCAGGACTATAATTCCCAAAACCAAACGCTTCAATTAAAGACTCTAATCCTGTTCCTGTTCCCGCATATGGATCGAAGTACCTAACAATAGCAGGTGGTGCTTCATTGTATACCTTTTTTATCTCTATTCTATTTCCACTTTCACTAACATCTGCCCATAATTTCTGTAAGTCATATCTTTGTTGGGAGGATGTTATTTCAATATATCCTTTTTTATAATCTAAATTACCTCCTGATCCTGCTTCAGTTCCATACTGTTTTGCTAGGGTTATTACATTTGATAAATTTGGCGTTACTACCTGATTATTTAATGGGCCTGAGCTTGTTTGAGCACCTATAAGGTTTATTAAGTTTTCATTAATTTCCCCTTGAAATAATTGAGATGAAAATTCTGTTATTGAATCTTCAAAACAAGACCACATATCTACTTGCTGTAATTCAATGTCTACTAAGGGATATCCCAATCTCCTTGCTATATAATCTGCTATTTTATTAGCATCTGATTGAAAAGTTAAATCGTTGTCATAAAAACCAAAAGGGGTAGGTGGTAAGGATCCAGTCCCCGACGAATACGAAGATGAATATGTCGCGAATGAGCTAGAGCCGGGCCAGATAGATACAGTTGCCATTAGTTAAAGTTTATAGGTGTTCTACTAATAAATATAGAAGAATAATCGGAACTAATGATAGCCGTTTAATAATTCTAATAAGTCATCAATAGCTTCGTGTCTATGGCTCTCTTCCAATACTGTCTTATAAACATATTTACTGTTTGTTAATTTAGCCATATCATGATATGCCGAGTAGTTTTTATCTTTTAAATCGATTTGGTAAGAATCTCCACAAAAAATCATTTTAGAATCTTTACCTAATCTACCAATAGCCATTGCTAATTGGGCTCTAGTTAGGTTTTGAAATTCATCAACTATTACTACTGCATTGTCAAATGTTCTACCTCTGAAGTGGGCTAAGGAAACTAATTCAATTTGTTCATCGTTTTCCATTTTTTCTAAAATGATAGGTTTATTATAAACTTTCCTCATATTAGACTTAATAGGAATTAACCAAGGTTCCATTTTTTCTCTTTCATCACCTGGTAAGAAACCATTATCTTCAGTTGATATTGTAGGACGTGTTATAATAATTTTGTTAAACTGTCTTTTAAAGAACTGATCTAACGCAACTTGACATGCTAATAATGTTTTTCCAGAACCTGCTTTCCCAATAATGAAATTATAGGGATGATTTAATATAAAAAAAGAGCCGCTAATGCGGCTCTCTTTAAGTATAAAATTAAACTAACTGCTTACAGCTCGTTTAAGTCGTGAATCATTACTTTACCATAGAAATCTGGACGAACCATTTTCTTAGCATATCTAGTCATGATACCTTTTCTAGGTGTGAACGATGCTGGATCGTACACTAGAGGAGTCATCATTAACGGAATATATGGTGCGAATACAGCTCCAGTTTCAAGGAATTGGTTTCCTTTATAACCCATTAAAATAACGTTTTCCGTCATATATGGATTTTTGTAAACTGTAAATCTACTATTGATTGAACCGATTTTCTGAACACCCATAGCGTATTTGTTTTTGTCTCCAACGGAGTCAGCAGCAAATCCTGGGATAGATTCTAAAATCGTAGACACTTTCGGTGAAATTACCATAAAATTGGCACCACCTCTAAGAGTCTTCTGGTGAATCGTATTACTAACTTTTTGTAATTTGATACCTAATGTTTGGTACCAAGACATTTTAGTATAGTAAAGTGAATTTCCTCCAGCTCCACCATCAACAGCACCTGTGTAATCAACACCTACTTGTGCGTTCCAGTACTCAGTAGTATCAGCGTCAGAAATCAACATATCTAAGATTTCTAAATCAATCTCCATAGAGATATATTCAGAAAGAATAGACGTTAATTCTGCTTCAGCATCAATTGAATGATAAGCATTCAAATCCTGAGCAAATTCTGGTGTCCATTGTGCTTTCAATTTACGTGTCTTAGCCGTAACTGAGTCACTTCTTAATTGAACATCAATGGTTGGGATATCTAAAGTAGATACAGCACCTGATCCATCTGCTGGAGCAGTACCTGTTCTATCTTCAAAATCACCTCTAACAGCACCTGCATCCGTATCGTATGCGTTTGGTTGTTTTTGGTAAGTAACTGTAGTTGTTCCTGCTGAGAATCCAG